AATCTCTCTCAACAAAAAATGATTAATAATGAATTATCTAAATATAATTCTAAATTAGAGAGTCTTCCTGAAAAATTATCTCCACTTCAAAAATTAGAAAAAGAAGATCTTACAACAAAGATTGAAGCAGTAACTAAATTCAAAGAGAATTTAGAAAGTGCTTATATTGATATTTTCAAAGGTGCTAAAAAAGATAAAAAAACTTCTCAAAAAGAAACTAAAGCTGAAGAGCAAAAAATAGAAGTTAATCAAGGTTTACAAGAAGGTAAATCTCCAGAAGAAATTATCATAGATTCTGATAATCCAGAAGGAGCAGTAGATATATTACAAGAAGAAGCTAAAAAGAATACTTTAAATTCTCTTGATACTCTTAATTCTAAAAAAGAATATCAAGAAAAAGTTAGAACCCATCCTCATTTGAGTAAAGAAATATCTGATCATTATAATTCTAGAATAGAAAAACAAAAATCAAATCAAAAAGAGATTAAGTCTGCTCAAGATTTAGTTGGAAGATATGGAGAAGAAAATAGTCTATTAAAGGAACATGAAACAGATAATCTATTTTCTAATTTTAAAACTAGATTAGAAAATGAAGAAGGATTACAAGAAGAGATTAAGAATTATGAAACATTAAGAGATAATCCTAATCATACTTTTAAACCAAATCCTAAGTTTAAATTCTTAGGTCAACATATATTAGCTGGTGGAAATCTAGATTCATATAGCTCTCTTTCAGCATTAGAACATAATATTGCTGATCCATTACTACAAGATAGTATTGATAACAAACCTATAAGTAAGACAAAAGAGGATAAGAGAAAGAATGCTAAAATATTAAAAGATAAACTAGTATCCTTACATAAAGAAGGTAAAGTCACCAAAGAAGAAGCTATTGGTTATATAGAAGAAGCTTTTGTTAATAATAAGATTACTAAAGCATCTAAAAATAAATTAATAGAAGATGTAAATACTCTTTTTGTTAAGAAGGATCCTAGAATACAACAGTTAATAGATTTAGGTTATTCAGAAGATCAAGCATTATTAGCTATTGAAAACGGTATTGCAGATGAAATAATATTAAAGAAGGGAAAATCTGATGTTTTATTTGAAGAAGGTCCTCCTATCATAACTCCTCTATTTATAGACACAGCTGTAGGTGCACAGGCTAGTAATCAAAATTTAGTACAAGTTGAATCTGTAACTCCAGATGGTAAGAAATCTTTACATACCATAAGTAAAACCATATTATTTGGTTCTAATGATATAGATGGTATGTGGTCTTCTTCTAAACAAGATATACTTTGTGATCATTTTAAAGTTCCTTTTGGATCTACTTTTAGAATAGTATCACAACCTTCTGCTTTCTATGAAAGTAATTTAGTTGAAACTAATAAAATTTTATCTACAGCAAAACCTGGAGATCAATTTTATTATGAAACAGATTATACTATATATAAAGATAAAAGTGATTTTGAAATCAATATAATATTTTATTCTAAAGATGGTAAAATAGTTACAAAAGAAACTGAAGGATCTAAGAAACACACTGCTGGAGTTGTTAGAGCAAATAGTAATCCTGCATTAAATATTGATGAAGCAACAGAAATATCTAAACTAAGAGATAAACTTTTTACTGGAATTTCTACTACAATTCCTATAAAATTAAAATCAGTAATAAGAAAAGCTTCTTTGAATATAGGAAATTTAAGAGGGTTAACTAAAGAAGAATCTAATAATGAGTTTGATGTTGTAATAGCAGAGTGGGAAGGTACAGTACCTAGATTTTCATCTAACCAGAGTGTTGGAGATACATATAGTCCAGCTGGAAAAGGAAGTATAAAAAGTTTTGTTCCAAGAATGATGGGTAAAGTATTCATGTTCCTAAAGTCTTGGGATAAGTCTGGTAATGAAAAAAATATA